CAATAACCTGGTTGTGTTGGTTCAAAGAAATCATTACGACCACAAGTGATAGTGCCGTCACTTAAAATAACGCTTGTTTGTTCAACACCTGCAATAGTAACTTTATATTCTGGCGTATAAATTGTCATTACGCCCTACCTGGACCGACTCGTATTCCTGTCGTCTTTGTCGCAGTATTTGTTACTTTAACAATCGCTCTAGCTGTGGCTTGTGGGTCAATAGCACCTTTAACATTATTATAAATATTAGTTACAACTGCAGCAGGTTTTTTAAAAACAGAATTTGGATTAGCTGCAGGTATTAAAGTTGGATCAATTCTTCTTTGGGACTCAGTCTCAGCAAATCTTTGGCTGAAATCTAATAATTGTTGAAATGGTCCTAATACTTTACTAATAGCATTTAATAAACTATCTATACCATTTACCATATCGGTTAATAAATTAACAAATTTTACAAAACCTGAGTCTGCGTTTGTTGCTTTATCAAGTTCGCCTGACAATGTTCCTAATCCAGAACCTAAATTACGTAAAGCAGTTCCAAGATTATAACCTGCGGTTTCACTTGCATTTGTTTTTTCTTCAAACATACCTAAAGCAGGAACAACTGCTTTCTTTTTACCAGTTAAACCATCAACAAGTCCTTGTAAAGCAGGTGCAAGATTGTCATTGGCAAATTTAGCAAATCTTTCCAATAAAGGTAAAAGTGCTTGACCTAAACTTTCTTTAGCTTCATCAAGTGATATTTTAATTCTTGCCATACGACCAGCAAAAGTATTAGCTGCTATATCTGCTTGTCCAGCAAAAGTTTCAGATAAAGCAATAACAGCTTTATCAAAATCTTTAGATTTAATAATATTTTCATCAAGAGGCACACCAATACGTTTTAAAGCCCCAATATTGCCGTCATATGCTTTACCAAGTGCTTCTGTAACTGTCGCTAAATCTTTACCCGTTCCAGCCGAAATATCTAAAGCTAGTTGTTGAAGTTTTTGTGCTTTTGTGACATCTCCAGTTGATCTAACTAAACGATCTAAACTTGGACGAAGTTGATCATCAGCAATACCCGTTGCGCGAGCAGTTTTATCAATATATTCTTCAGTTGCCTTAATTTGTGCATCAGTTGCTTTAGTAACATTTTTTAATGTCTGCGCTAATTTAGATTGTGCTTTTTCATCTTCAATAGCAGCTTTGACAGCATCTACACCTATTTTGATTGCCATAGCGCCAGCAGCAGCACCAACAGCTGCAAAAGCCAAAGCGCCAGTTTTTAAAGCTGAACCTAAACGGTCACTAAAACTTCTAGCTTCTTTATCTGCTTTATCAAGTCCTTGAATAAAATCTTTTGTGTCAGCAAGAAGCGCTAATTTTAACGTTCTAATATCAGCCATTATGCGCGCTCCTTCCAAGCACTTGTTATTCTCTCATAACCCTCTAACCATTTTCTAGTGATGATTGGTTGAAATCTTTCAAGAGCTATAAATAAGAACCAACCACGATTTCCACGTCCTTTAGGTCTTGATCTAGGTGGAAATTGTTTATAACGTTTAGAACCAAATTCTGCACCAAATAAAATAGTTCCTGCTTTAACTCCTGATCTTGCTACAACGGTGTTACCACCTACAGTAAAATTAGGCGCTTTATCTGATTTGTTTGTTTTTAATGATTTCATTATTGCATTTGCTTGGGCAGGATTAGGTGCTGTATAGGCATATGAAGTGACAAACGCTGCTGCTTGTTGTGTTAAATCATTTGCTATTTTTTTCATATCGTTTTTTGCTATATCGTCCATTTTACCAAAAGTTGCTAACAATTTGCGTAATTCGTAATCATTAACTTTAACAGTAATTTTTCTATTTTTATTACTACTTTTACCTTTTACGATATCAGCCATTATTTTGCTCGTTCAAAATATGTATAGCCGTAGCCATAATTTCTGGTTCGGCATTGAGCCAATAATCGGGTGTTGTATTTGTGGCTATCGCTAATTCTATTGCTGTTCGCCCGATACTTCGGGCTTGGTAAAATTTGCTGTCTCAAAATCAACAGCTGCAACATTGACGACTTTGGATTTCCAATTATCAAAGTTTTCAATTTTGCCTGTAGTTCTTTGTTGTATTTTGTGCGATAAAAAAAGAAGTAAAGTATTACTTGGACTACTTTCTTCAGTAAGAATTTTAATGATTGATTTACCGTTATAAAGTTCTTTTTCAGCCAAAGATAATTCGATAGGACGAGTCCACTCTTCAAATCTTTCACCTGTTTCTAATTCCCACAATAATTTAAGTTTAAGCATTTTGTTGCCCCTGTTCTATGATTACGCTGTTAAATCTTCTGTTGGTATTCCAACAACTTGCAAAGATACAGAACAAGTCTGTGCATCTGCACCTGAAGCTGAAATTCCTGGATATTGAGGTAATACTGTTCCAGTTAAAGTCACACCTGTAGTTAGTGTTAAAACAAATGCAAGTGTTGTATCTGGTGCGCTTTCGGTTGCGTCCCAAAGTGCTTTGTATAAACTTCCTGGGCTTGTTTTACCAGCATCATTTAAGAATTCAATATCTAAAGTAACATTGCTGTCGATATATTTGTAGGCTTTGCCTGCAAGTGTATCAAAAGTTAATCTTTCAGTATCAAAGTTGATAGCAGAAGATAAAATTTGTTCTGAATATGCGACTGAAGCAATAGTAAGTGTCATTGAACGACCACTTAAAACTGTTGTTGCCATTTTTTTCCTTTCTTAGCCTGTGTAGACTGTTGTTATTTGTATTTCAGCAGATAATAAATCTGTGCTATTTGTCTGCCTAATTCTAGGGCTTGAAATCTGAATAACAGACCAATTTGTTGGCAATAATGCACAAACGGCTTCTATATCATCTTCCAAGTTTGTTAAAGCAGACGGATTACTATAAGTTGCACCGACTACTTCAAGTGTTAATCTTACGCGCCAATTCTTATTATTACCAATAACAACTGGTTCTAAATATGGATCACCAGCTAGTAATAAAACTGAAGGTGGAATAATTACTTCTGGCACGTGATCATAGCAAGAATATTTTGTGTTATCTGTTAATGCTGTTTTAAGACCAAAACGTAAAGTGCTTAATGCCACGATTAGCCTACTTGACTATTGCTGTCAATATATTTACTTATTAAACCTGTAACTTTGTATAAAAGTGTTCTGCCCATACGATATGGTGCAGGTGTGTAATCTAGGGCTTGTTGTGTGCCACCTGCAGCTAGACGTGATTGGAATACGTCAACTGATATTTGTAAAACCGCTTCTTCTACAGCGTCTACGCCGTCGTATTGTGATAAATCGTTTTCTGCAGCGATACCGTTTGGTATTACGTTACGCCAATCTGTGTGAACTGTTGCATTTGTTGTCGTAATTTTAAAAGTATATGGATCTACTATTTCAGATATTGTTTTGTTGCCGTTAATGTGTGCTTCTACGCCAGATATGGCAATAGTTTGTGTTTCATAAAATTTGTGTGGTCTAGTTGTATGTATTGTCGACTCTGTTGTTGTTTCAGAGTAATGTTTATCTATTCCAACTTTCCATTGTATTAAAAAGTCCCCTATTGCATCTTCAGCTGTTTCAATTATTGAATTCAAATCAGCGTCAGAATATAAAGATACGGAAACACCTAATACAGCTCTTAATTGACTAGCTGTTACTAATGCTGGCATTTCTTAATCCTTTCGTTTTAAGTGTGGGTGGCACAGGGGCGAACCACCCACACATCTAATGGTTAGTTATGCAACTTTCCAAGCGTATGCGCCTGCGCCAACTTTTGTGACGATTGCGCCGTAGCCGTAATACATAACTTCGACTTTTCCTTCAGCAATTAAATTAGTGCGAAGTTGTAGTCTTGGGCTTTCATACCAAGTGTATGAGTCTGGGTTGATAACAAATGCGTCATCATCACCCACACCTGACATTGCGCGAGAAACATACAAGTTTAATCCTGCAACGTTTCCACGTAATGATTGTGGAGATACTGCACCACCAGCATTGCTTGGTTGTGAAGCATTGTAAATTGGACGACCTGAGTCGTTTAGACCCATAATTGCACCCCAGAATTCTGGAGAAACAGTTAATGATCTTGCAAATCCTAATGAATTTGCATAAATAGAAGCTGCACCGTCAGCAACGAAATCTAAAAGACCTGATGCATCTAGTGTTCTGTTGCCACCGTCGGTTGCGCCTGCAATAACTGCTGCTGCTACTGCTGCGTCAGTTGCTTTTGCATAAGCAAATTCCATTTGACGAACTAATTCGTCAAAGAACGCTGGAGAACTGCGATCTATGAGTTCTACAGATACTGTGTTTTGTCCTGCGTATTTATTTACAGTTCCAGTTACGAAAGCTGAAGTCATACCAGTTTCAGAAGGTGCATTTCCTTCATCTGTATCTGCGACTGTTGGAACAGCAGTTAATTTAGGGATTTCAAAAGTTAATCCTGCTGGTGGAAGTGTTCCACGAGAAATACTATCCACAAATCCACGATCACCAGTTGATAATGGGTTAATTACTTCACCTAATTGTGGTGTTGGAATAAATGCAGGGTTTGTGCTTGATGAGTCGTCAGCTGCTCTAACATATTGACGACTTTCTTCGTTTCCTAGTGTTGCTCTAATTGAGTGTTCTAGGTATGAAGCTTTTCCTACAATTGGGCTTCTTGGTGCTGTGAAGATTGCAGGACGAACTACACGTTCGGCTGCTTCAACAGCTGGTGCTGCAACTTGTGTTGCAACTTCTTCTTTAACTTCTGGAGTTACTTCGTTTGACAAAGTTTCCTCACTTTCTTTTGGTTGTTCTGACTCGCTTGCTGCGACATCAGTAATTTGTGCATTATCGCCAAATGCTGGAAATGTAACGTGTGAAACTTCTCTAAGAGTTGCTTCGTTAACAATTACTTGTTCCCCTTTAGTTACATAATCATCAATCATTGCGCCGATTGAAAATCCTGTTCTTAAACCTTCTTGGGCTTCAGCTAAAGCGTCGTCACCTGCATTTGTTCTTGCTATTTTGAAAATAGCGATAATTCCATCGTTATTTTCTTCATATTGTTTTAATTTTCCAATAGGTCTAGTCATATCGTGTTCAGTAAATAATTTGATACCTTCACCAATTTTAAGAGATCCTGCATTAAATACAACATCACCCATATTTGTATGACCAACTTTATTGAACGGCACAATCCAGCCTTGCAATTCTCTTTTTGAAGAATTGGCTGCAATTATGTCTGTTGAAAATTTAATATAATTATTCATTTATTAAATCTTCCCTTTCTCTTGCTTCCTCTATAGTCATTACACCAAGAGGAATAAGTTTGTTATAAATTTCTGCTCTTTCAATAGCACTTGGGCTATAAAATTCTTCCAAATCATATTTTACTATTGAACCACGTGGCGTAATATCGTTATCGCTCAATCTTTGAGTTATACAAGTCATCAATGGACGTAAAGACAAATCAATTAAGCTACGGCGTTCAGCAGTTACATTTGAATATGTCATTGATCCTGCAGCATTACCACCTACATAGTATTCAGGTAAATTACAAGCCCTAGCAATTTCGGAAGCCATATATTGACGTGCTTGGTTTAGCGTTAATTGTTCTGGGCTAAATCCTATTGATTGAAAATCGATTGTATCGTTAACAAATGCTGTTCCACGTTGGTTGCGTGCTTCTTTCCAGGAATTTAATAGGGCTGTAACTCTTTCTGCTGGCATTGGCAAGTTTGATTTTAAAACTACGTTAGGTGTTGGTTCGTCTGCAAATCTTTTTACGGCTTTTTCTAAAGCTAGTGCTGTTTGTATTGTTATTCCTGCACGATTTAAAAGACCTTCGTCGTATCCTGTAAATGGTATTAAAGAACCTAGACCTGTATTAGGTATTCTGTTGCCGTCAACTGAATATCCAACAACATTTATTCCTGCAGCGTCTAAAGTTTTTGTTACTCGACTTGACGATATCCATTGTGCAGATAAAGGTCGTCCGTCTGCACCTAGTTCTAGTATTTGTAAATATCCGTTACCTGTAAACAATAAATCTTCTGCAAGAAATGTGAAAACACTTGAAGCCGTCATACGGGGATCGGGTTGTTTTATAAATAATGGTGTTGGAACACGTGAGTTATTGCTTTCACGTCTAACTTCTAATGGTAATGATCCGATTGTTGCACAAATAATATTTCTTGCTCTTGCTACTGCTGGAACGCGCATTGCGTCAGCTCTTGAAATTGTTGTTAACCCAAAATAATCAAATGGTTGAGCATATCCTTGATAATTGTATGGGGCTACGGCAGCATCAACTTTATTAGCGTCGTCTTGAGGTGTTATACCTAGCAGATTTTGGAAGAAGCCCATAAATTCTAATTCTTTATCAAATTGTTATATATGTCAAGCAACAACTATGATATCTTGTTGGTTTCGTTGACCGTATTCTTCGGCTTTATGTATCGCTAAAATCATTGATATAGCTGCTGTTGCTTTTTTAGACCTAACAACATACCAAGACCCAGTCTCGTTTAACTTTTTAGTGCAACGGTTAACACTATCGCTTAATTGTGGTTGATTACTATGACTTAAACGATTACCTGACATTACAGATAACGTTTCATCACACGCTTTAAAATAATTTGCCCCAAGTATCACGTTTGCGTTTATGCCTGCTTGCTTAAGTTTGCCTACAACTGAGTCACAAGTAAACCTGTTGGCGATTACTTCTTCTGCTCTGTAATGTTTTGACCAGTCAGCTACTTTGTTTGCTATTTTTAAATCATCTATCGGGTGATCTGATTGAACAAATTCCATAAGACCTACAGCTATTGTTCCGTCATCTAATACTTGTGAACCTGTTAAAGCCCACATATCTCGTTCAGGTGATATTTCTAATCCTAACCAAGTTGGTCTGTCAGGTTTGAGTGCTAGGTTTGGTTGTATTAGTGAGTTAAATAATCCTTGTGGGAACGCCGAGTTCATTGTTTCTACCCATTGTGATAATACTTCTGTTTGAAATATTTCGGGTGGTGATGTTAAGCCTGCTTTGATTGACTCTAAAGTTATTGTTCTTCCTAATGCAGGGTTTGCTTCTTTCCAGCCGTCAACGTCGTTAAGTTTTCTGTTGGGTTTTGCTGACCACTCCATAAACATTAAAGGTTCATCTGTATTGTTTTCTATTTTGTCAAGACTTCTTTGACGTAAAGCATTTAACACTACTGAACTATGATCTCCAGCATTACTTAAATAATATGATTGCGAATTTTTACGTGTTTGTGTTGTGAATTGTAAAGCACTATAAGCGTCAAAAGATTTATGTTGTCTAACTTCATCAATATAAGTTACGTCAGCTGATAATCCTCTAGCACCTGAAGAATTGGGTGCAATAATTTTATACCTGCAACCGTTTTTTAGTTGTAGTTCTTCACGTCCGTTAGCTCTTGTTATATGTTTAACTTTTTTACGTAACCAATCAAAGTTTTCTATAACTTCAACAACTTTTCTAAAAGTCTCTAACGATAAATCTCTGTTTTGTGCTGTTGCTACTTGTAGTTGTTCATCAAACAAATAAAGCCCAGCAAGAATACGCATACGTAACAAATGTGTTTTACCGTTTTGTCTAGCAACAACGCCAAGCACTTGTCGATAATAGAACTGGTTATCGTTATTTACTTTTAATGCTTCGTCAAGAAAGTATTGTTGCCACTCTAATAACGGTAACTCAATCTGTTTAGCGAACTCAGCAACTTCACTAGCTCTAGTTCGGTTTGCTTGGATTGGTGTGGTCTGAAGTCTCGGTTGTATATTCCCTAATACGTTCAAGTGGATCATCACCAGCTTCAGCGTCAGGTTTCTCTTTACGACCGTATAAACTTAAACCATACTTATCTAAAACTGTTTGTAACTGTCCACTAAGTTTCGCAATTTCTCCAGCAGATAAGTTCGCATTGTCCAAATATCCAGCAAGATTGTAAGCCATAGCAATACCAGCAAGATCCAAATCACTAATTACTCCTCTACGTTCAGCTTCTTGAATTGCAAGATCTAACGCAGGCAGAATTCGAGACCTTTTATCTTCTTTAGTCATTATACCCCCTATTTTGGTTCTTCAAACGGCGTTTTTAACTCTTTTGGGGAAAAAGACATAGCAGGGGTCGGTGGTGTCTTATGCTGTTCAAAAAAATCGGTTTGTTTATACTTTTTTTTCATTTTCTCTGCTTGTTTACGTCTGAACTCTTGGACTGATTTGCTTCCTTTAGAAAGGTTGCAGTTTTGGCAAGCACTAATGAGATTACTGAGTTCATCTGACCCTGCTTTACTGACGGGTGTG